GCAAGAATTTCTATAAGATTCTTTTCCGTCCTGGGTATTCTATCCAGACTAGAGAATTAACACAAATACAATCTATTCTACAGAATCAGGTTGAAAGTTTTGGTAAGTATGCTTTTAAGCAAGGAGACTTAGTTGTCCCTGGCGAGGTTGGACTTAACACCAAACTAGATTACGTAAAACTATCTTCTGTATCAGAAGTTGCTGTCGAAGAAGATGGTGATATTGTATACAAAAAATACGATATCAGTCAACTAATTGGTAGACAATTACGCGGATTAAATTCTGGAGTGATTTCTACTGTTCTAGAAACAAAGTTAGCAACAGAAACTACTGCTGACACTGTTTATGTAAATTATTTGAATAGTGGTAATTCTAACAACGAATCAAAGTTTCGTCAAGGAGAAACTTTAGAAGTTGTTGATGGTATCAATACTCCATTATTAGTTGTTGGAACTGACGGTAGTGTACTTCCTACTAGTATTCAACTTACAAATCCAGATACCGGGGACGTAACTTCGATTGAAAGTCCAGCAATGGGATTTGCTTCTGCTGTAGAAGTAGAAGAAGGTATATATTTTGTAAATGGATATTTTGTAAGATGCAATAAAGAAATTCTAGTAATTGATGATTACTATGATAGTCCTTCTTCAAAAGTAGGATTTAAAATTCTAGAAGAAATTATCACCCCAGAAGAAGATGCTAGTCTTTATGATAATTCTATCGGGTCTTCTAATTACACTGCTCCAGGAGCACACAGATTAAAAATTTCATTGAAATTGGTTAAGTTTGAGTTAAATCAAACTACAGACAAAAACTTTATTCAACTGCTTACTACATTAAGAGGTGCGGTACAGAGAAAAGTATCTCCAACTAATTATAGTTTAATCGAACAAACTCTTGCACGTAGAACGTTTGATGAGAGTGGAGATTATGTTGTTGATAACTTTGACATTGATGTCAGAGAATATGCACAAAAAAATAAAAATAATGGACTTTATAAAGAAGATGCGTTTGGACTTTACAATGGATTAACTGAGGTAGAAGCATCGAGAAAAATGCTAGCCAGTGTCAGCGCAGGTAAAGCATATATCAAAGGTTATGAAATTGTCAATAAAGAGACTAAGTATCTAGAAATTAATAAAGCAAGGGCAAGTCTTACTAGCGATAATATTAGATTAAAAACTAAGTCTCTCCCAACTTTAAATATTACTAATGTATATGGTAGCGTTCCTCTCAATAAAGAAGGAGCAGATCTTACTGCATATCCATATGTTAACTTATATTCCACATTTATTGACGGGTCTGTAGGATTAGGAGATTCAGAACTTCCTACCGATCACAGACAAACCACAAATAGAAGAGGAAAAGTTTTTAGTTCTGATGATGCTGTAAAAACTATTATTGTTGAAGTAACTAATACCACTCAACCTCTTTCAAGTATTACAGATGCAAACTTTGATACTTTACTTGATGAAGTTTATTTTATTAAAACTAGAAATGATTCTGGTGTTGCAACTTCCGTTTCATCAGTAAAAGGAATTGCTTTTGCAAAAGTAAACAAACCATTAATCAATGCAAATGATTCTGTCAAGTTTTTAGAATTAACAATTCTTGGCAAGAAAGATGATCTAGATTTATTATTTGTTGAGTATGATTTAGGAGACTCAAATTACCAAAGGAAAATTTTTACCGCTAGTGCAGATGCCTCTTCTGATGCAAATGAACTAGGTTTTATCGTAGATTATAGTGAGACAATTACACCTATTATTGGTAGAGCAAAACCAAACAATTTTGCTCTCAAGAAAAAAGGATCTGGATTTAATAATGACTCTGACATTATTCTATCACAAGGTCGTCAATCTGATGGATCTACAACTTATAATGCTACATTTGGATTATCTTACTTCGATCCAGAATTTTTCACCAAAATTTTATTAGATACTGTCCCTACAACAGGATCATTTGAAATTGGCAAATATGTATTTGGTTTAAAATCTGGAGCGTATGGAGTTGTTGAAGGTAGTCCTTCTGGTGTATATTCCACCGGAAAACTTATGTTCTTAAAAACTTTATCTGGAAGATTCCAATCAGGAGAATCTATCAAAGATGAATCTGGGAATGTAGTTAAAATTGCAAAAGATAATACAGTATCTCATTTTATTGTAACAAATCCTGGTTTAGGATATGCAGATAATTCAAATATTGTAGTTAATGGAGTTGAATATGATAACTCTGTTGTCGATCTAGCAAGATTAAACAGTGGTGCTTTCTACAGAGCAGAAATTAAAAACAAGTCTGCTTTATCTACAGAGTATGCACAACCACCCGCAATAACTGTAAAACAACCCGATGGTTCTGCAACACCTGCTCAAGGTGCAGTTATTTTAGCAGTTTTAACTAGAAATGCAGTAACAACATATACTCCCCAAAATATAAAATCAGTTTCTGCTAAGTATGGATCTGCTGGAGAAAACGTATTTACTGCAGATGTTGTAGTTGATGATGCAGAATTTGCAGAAATTAAATCTATTACTGATTTCACTTTCTTTGGATCTAAAGGATATAATTTTATTGAATCCACCAGTTTCAATGCAGATGCTAGCAATGTATTGCAGCAAGGAGATATTATTCAGTTCTCTGATGCAGATAATAATTTAGTACGTTCTACTATTCAATTTGCAACAATAAAGCAAGGAGCATTTAAGACTAGAATCTATTTGGATACAATGCTTCCTGGTGATGTTGCTAATACCAGTATTGTACGTTTGCGTCCTAGAGTTGGAAATGCAAATCAAGGAACTCTAATTTATCCAACTGGAAGCAATCAAATTAAACAGATTGCTGCAACACCAGAAGAGACTAAAATTAAGTATTTCTTCCGTAGAGATTTTGTAACTACTGCATCTACTGGTGGTGGCATCATTACCTTTGCTGCACAATTACCATTTGGCACACAAAGATTTGCTGCTTTCACTGAAGAAAATTACATTATCACTGTTCTAGATCCCGGTGATTCTCCCGCTGTGCATACTGGAGATATTGTTTATATCGATAAAGATGCAGTAGAAATTAGTTCGTCTACTGATACTAGTAGTGGACTTATTGCAGGAAGCATTAGTTTACAATTACCAACAACATACTTTGGAACAATTCCATCAAATGGAACTTATCCGAAGTTAAAATTGACTGCTACATTAGAAGTAGAAAATGCAAAACCAAGACTAAAAACTTCTATAGAAAATAGGAGAATTGTAATTACTTCTAGTGGTGATAGAGTAATTCCATTCAGAGGTGTTAATTACGATAACGAAGTGGTTGAAACACTTTCTTATTCTGATGCTTACAAACTCAAATATGTTTATGAAGGTAGTGCTACTCAACCACCCCAAGCAGACTCTGCTGGAAATTTAATTTCTGGTTCGGATGTCACAGACAGATTTACATTTGACAATGGTCAAAGAGACACTGTTTACGATGTTTCTAGATTAGTTCTAAAACCAGGTTATGAACAAACTACTGGACAACTCCTCATTGCTTTCGATTACTTCGAGCATTCTGCTGGAGATTTCTGTACAGTTGATAGTTATATTCATGAAGCTGGTGTAACAGAAGACGAAATTCCATCATTTAATTCATCTGTTTATGGTATTGTCAATCTCAAAAATATTTTAGATTTTAGACCTAAAGTAGATACCACTGCAACTATTGCTGGTTTCCAAGATACAGCGTCTTTATCAAGAACGGTTGGTCCATTTGCTGGTTCTGGTGCTATTGTTGCATCAAGTCCTGCATCTGATTCTAATTTAGAATATACTTTATCGTTCAGTCAGATTCAATATCTAGATAGAATTGATGGTGTATTTCTTAATAAGAATGGCAAATTTATTGTCAAGGAAGGAAATTCCTCACTCAATCCATCTAAACCAGATCTTGTCGATGATGCAATTCCTCTTTTCTATGCATACATTCCTGCATTTACACAAAATAGCAAAGATGTAAGAATTACTCCAGTTGATAATCGCCGTTATACAATGCGCGATATTGGTAAATTGGAGAAGCGTATTGAGAGACTTGAGTATTATACTACTCTCAGTGTTCTTGAGCAACAAGCTCTCAACATGCAAGTTAAAGATGAAATTGGATTTGACAGATTTAAATCTGGTTTCTTAGTAGATAATTTTGAATCTCACAGAACTGGTAATTTGACATCTTTAGATTATCAATGTTCTATTGATTCTCAGCAAGCAGTTTTGCGTCCACAATCAAAAGAAGATTCCTTCATACTTAAAGAGGTAAACACTAGAGAAGATCAAAGAGTTGTTGCTGGATATAAAAAATCTGGAAATGTAGTTACTTTACCATATTCTAGTTTAGAATTTATTGGCAATAGTTTTGCATCAAAGACTCTGAATCCAAATCCATTTGTTGTTCTTCAATATGTTGGAGATTCTGTTCTCTCCCCAAGCATCGATCAATGGTATGATACTACAGAAGAACCATTAATTGTAGATACTAATACTGATCTATACAAAATTTTCTTATCCAAAGAAAATGTGAAAGAAAGTTTTTCTAGTTTGTATAATTCTTTTGTAATTAACTGGGTTGGTTCATCACCATCATTCTCTTCAATTAATTCTCTTGGCAATGTTAATAGTCAGGATGCTCAATCAAAAGTAAAACTAGCATCTACTGCTAGCTCTTCAAACATCAGTCCAAAAAATAATGATGTTGCAAAAGGAGTTCAAACTAAAACTGTAAGAGGAAATGCTGTATCTTCTGCTCTACAATTTTTTGCTAGAAGTATTCCAGTTAAGTTTGTTGTTAAAAGACTAAAACCAAATACAACTATTTCTGTATTCCTAGAAGGTAGAAATATTAGTCGTTGGGTAAATCCAGATCTTAGATTTACTGGAATTGCTGGTAATTCACCATCTGCTTTTAATGGACCAGTAACTACAGATAATGATGGAAATGCTAGTGGTATAATTATTATTCCTGCTGGTCTTCCGCCAGAAGAAAATACAACTTGGACTGGAGACGTAGATACTATATCATATGATTCTTCAGGAGAAGAAGTAAAAATTGCAGCGGGTATCAAAACATTTAGATTTACATCTAGTTCTACAGATGAAGACAAATCTACTGTAGACACCTACGCAGAAGTTAAGTATTATGCAACTGGTATTCTACCAGAAAATCCAGGAACAATTGTTTCAACAAAACCATCTTTCTTTAAAGCAAATGAAGGTGTGCAATTTGTAGATAGCAATACTGACAATCCAGTTCGTCCTAATCCATTAGCACAAACTTTCAAAGTTGAGAACTACGAGGGTGGAGTATTTACAACTGGTATTGATCTGTACTTTAATAAAAAGAGTAATAAAATTCCAGTCAAAGTATATTTGACAAATGTTGATTCTGACAAACCAGGAAAAAATATTATTCCCGGCACAGAAAAAGTTATATCCCCATTTACTTTCCTTAAAATTTTTACTAATGGTAATGTCAATATTACCCAAGGAGAATCAATTACTGGTTCAACTTCTGCTGCAAGTGGTCCTCTTGCCAAAATTATTGACAAAAATGGTGTTGACCTGGTGCCTTCATCTTCCGGAAGGTATCTATTAACAAATGAACAAGTTTACACCATGGTTTTAGATAACCACAATGGTCGTTCATTCAATCAAAATGAAAATCTAATTATACCATCAGTAATTTTATCAAATAATACACAAGGAACAAATTCTGTATTAACTATTGCTAAAGATAGTGGAAAAGTTTCTGCTGTTAAAATTTTGAATCCTGGATTGAATTATGATAGCGCAATTATCACAATTGAAAGTCCACAACTTTCTGGTGGATCGGTTGCAACTGCACGAGTAGAAGTCTCTGGTGGTAAAATTTACAACACAGAAATTTCTCTACCTGGTTTTGGATATACAGAACCACCATCAGTAGTCGTCAGAGGCGTTGGAAATGGCGCTGGAGGGTGTGTTATTGAGACAGAGATAGAGATTGACACCCCAGCAGTTAGAATGGGCGTAGCAATCGATTCTGAAGAGATTACAGACTCTACAATACCAACACATTTTGCTTTTGATTATCCTGTATATCTACAGAATGATACTGAATATGCTCTTGCTGTTGAAACAGATTCAACTGATTATGAACTATGGGTGTCAAGACTAGGTGAAACAGATATTGCTACAAGCACAGTTATTACTACACAACCTTCACTTGGTTCTGTTTATAGATCTCAGAATACTGAGAATTGGACAGAAGATAATTATGAAGATATCAAATTTAAAATGTATAGAGCGGAGTTTGATATTACAAGAACTGCAGAGTTAATTCTTACAAATGAAGATTTGGGATATGAACTTCTACAGAAGAATCCATTCCAAACCAGTGCTACAGCAAACACAAATGCAACTTCGTTGTTGTTTAGAAACAATAACAATATTGTACGTGTCAATCATAGAGATCATGGTTTTGAAACTCTTGGAAATTCCTACGTGTTCTATAGAACAGCACTAGAAACCGGTGGTATAACATCTGATGTTTTAAACAATACATTATTCCAAATTTCTAATAGTGGAGTTGATACGTATGACATCACATCATCTATTTCTGCTTCTGGAAATATTATAGGTGGTGGAGATAAAGTTTATTCTTCTTATAATAGAAAATACGAAACTTTATATCCACAGATGCAATATCTATCTTTTACTGGAACTAAGATAGAATCTATGGTAAAAACTACAAATGTTATTCCAGTAGATGGTTCTAAAATTAATTATGATTCATATGATCAATCTGATTACGAAAAGACTTTCTTGAATGAACCACATTATTTTACCAATCAAAAATTCATTGCTTCAAATATCAACGAAACATTAAATGACTTAACTAATTCTCTGTCATACAAACTACAACTATCTTCTACTGTATCTCATCTATCTCCTGTTGTAGATCTTTCTACAAGTAGTGTTAAAACATCTACTAATAGAATTGAAAAAGCAACAGGTCAGGAAGATCGTTATGGTAGAAGAGATCAAGTCATTGAATTCTTCCCAATCTATTCATTTACTGTTTCTAACATCACTGGCGTTACAGTTCAAAATGATCAAGCAATTGAAGGATATAGCTCTAAAGCAGTCGGTAAGATTGCAAAAGTTGATGGGTCTACAGTTTACGTAAAACTTAAGACTTCTCAATTCTTCCAGAAAGGAGAAAGAATTACTTTAGGTAATCAACCAACTCTGGTTGAAACTGTAAACGGAGAAGAAGTTCCATTAGCAATTGTTGATACAAATCCAATTCAAAATTTCCAGGAAATTCCTGATGCTTCTACAATTACAGCAAGAAATCCATCTACGCCAACAGAAACTTATGATAATGTTATTACTGGTAAAGCAGTAATTTGGAATGACAGAACACAAGAATTGACATTAAGAACCGACACTCAACCTATTGCCGGAGATTTTAATGGAAGAATTCAAGATAGTGATTCATATAGTAGGAAAGCACAGTTAGTTGATCAAGTTTCTGATATTTTCCGTGTAGGGGATATCGTATCCTATCCAAACCAACCTGCTGATGAAGCCTTCTTCTTGGAAGTTGGCACTATGACATATAGTAGTGGTTCTGAATTTGTTTCTGAACTTACTTCCAAAAATAGTTCTTCTATTGCTAAGTATATTACAAAAGAAGTTTCTATCTCAAATCCAGCTACTGCAATTGATATACATTTAACTTTAAATACCAGAGATCTTTCTGATATTGAAGTTTTATACAAATTCAAAAAAGCATCAAGTAATGAAAATTTTGAGGATATTGATTGGGAATACTTTAATGGCACCGGTCAACCCGATTCTCTAGAAATTGCTACTCCCGAAAATAACATTTCGAGTATAATTGAAAAGCAAGAATCATATCAGGATATTACTTACAGCGTAGCAGATCTTCCCGAGTTCTCATCATTTGCTGTCAAGATTGTTATGAAAGGAAATGATCCTGCATATGTTCCTAAAATTCAAGATATTCGTGCAGTTGCTGCTTTCTAATTTCCGCGTATGTCATATATCAAAGTTGAAGGGCATGATGGTCTCGTCAGAGATGAGACCACAGGTGCCATCTTGAATCACAGCGATTCTGCTATCCAAGCAAGACGCAAGCAACGACAACTGAATTCCGCGTTGGACGACATAAATATCTTGAAGGATGAAGTCTCTGAAATCAAATCCCTACTTAGAGAGTTAATAAAAAATGCCAGCAATTAATGTCGCTAGAACTGATACTTTTGAAAAGCAAAGGTTAAAAATTAACGAAATTGGTTCTCAAATTTTTAGTATTTCTGAAGGTGGTAGTGATCTATCTACGGGTATTTTAAAACTTGGTGATGGGACGAAATCTATTCCTTCATTATCTTTTACTTCTGCTGCAGATTTAGGTTTTTATAAATCTGATATTGGGAGAATAGGAGTTGTTTCAAATAATAAAAACATTATTGATTTTGAAACATCATTAGTTCAAATTTATAAAAATTTTACTTTTACTAAAAAAGAGTTAACTACAGACGGTTTAGTAAAAACCAATTCGGGATCTGGTTATGATTTCGGAACATATACTGATATCGCACTTCAGGGTGGATCGGGTGCTGGTGCAATCATTAGTGTCGATGTTATTTCTTTTAATGGAACCATTACTAATAATGGACTTAATTACAATGCAGGATCATTTAACACTATTACTATAGTTGGGGGTAATGGATCTGGTGCTACTGCAAGTTTCTCTGTTGATGGGATTGATGGACAGATTAGTAATACCGGATCTGGATATACTGATGGAAATTATACAGATGTCCCATTGCAAGGTGGTAATGGTAGTAATGCAACAGCAAATATTGATGTAGGAGAAGGAGAAATTGGGCAATGTGAAATTGTTTTAGATGGTCAAAATTATATTAATGGTGATGTATTAACTGTCAATGCAAGTGATGTTGGTGGAACTGGATCTGGATTTCAATATACGATATCAACAACACCAGGAACAATTCAAAATTTTGTATTTGAAGATCAAGGATCTGGTTATCAAGAAGGTGATGTACTAAATTTACCTGGCAATATTACTGGAGTGACTGGTAATACAAATGGACAAGTTGCTGGAGTATCAACAACATTAAGTGATGTATCTGCAACAATTACTGTTGCATCAACAACGGGTATCCTCCCTGGAATGTCAGTTAATACTGAAGATGGTTCTGTTGGAAATTTAGCAGAACAAACCACAGTTCAATCTGTTGACAGTGCAACTGAAATTACTTTATCTACAATACCAAATAGTCCTGGTGCAGCATCTTTATTATTTGCTTCTATTGGCGCTCTTAATGAAATTGTAGTTAGTAGTGTCGCTGGTCTTGTAGTAAATTCTACTATTACTGTAACTTCTGGAACAGGATCTATTCCAGTATCTTCTGTAGTAGATTCTATAAATGAAGAATTTAATACAATTACAACTAGTGAAGATGCTACGCAAGCTGGTCCAATAACGTTATCATTTACACCACCTTTTGGTATAGGGACAACTGCATGGTCTTACACAGTTGCGGATATTGGAGTAGTAGATACATTTACCGTTACTAATGGTGGTATTGGTTATGATGTTGGAGATCAACTGAGTGTTAGTAATACTCTTCTTTCACAACCAATTACATATACCGTAACTGCATCTAATCTAACAGAAATTATTTTACAAGGAACAGTTTCATCTTCAGCATATACTGTTGGAAATACTATCACCATTACAACAGGTGAAGGCGCTACAGATACTATCATACGACAGATTTATGCTAGTGGTGGAAATATTGATTCAATGCTAGTTGATGTCATTTCAACTACAAATGGAGATTCTATTTCTGGTGGAAATACTGTAGATACATCTACAGACACAAAAAGATTTTTTATTGATACTGGCAGTGGAGCAGTAATTACTCCAGATATAACATTGTATGTTGGCAGTAAATATATTTTTGACACAACCCAGTTATCTTCACATGCATTTTTATTATCAAAATTTAGAGATGGTTCTTATTCACCAAGTATAATTACAGGTGTTTCTACTACACTTAGTGATTCTTCTAACCAAATTACAGTAATATCAACTACCGGTATTTTGGCAGGAATGTCTGTGTCTACTGCAGGAGGCACAGGTTCTTTAGAAGGAAATACTACTGTTGCATCTGTTATTGATGCTACAACTATTCAATTATCTGACATACCATCCGTAAGTGGAACAGCAACTTTAGATTTTACCGGAAATACGTATGAAGATGGTGTTCAACTAACAGGAAGTGGATTAGAAATTACTGTTAATGAAAATACTCCAAGTCTGTATTATTATTGTGCAAACCACCCAGATATGGGCGGCAAAGACAATGACGAATCTACAATTACTATTAACCAAAATAATCCAAAAGTATTTGGTAGCGGATTCTTACTAACATCCAACGAAGTTAATACACAAGATATTATTAGCAACAATATTGATACTGGAACAATTGAAGCAATTGCATTTACAGGATCTGCAGCAAATTTTTCTGGATTAACAGTATCTGGAACTGGTACTGTACAAACTCTTACAGTTTCAAATTCAATTTCAACACCAAGTATAACTTCTAGTTCTAATATTAATGTTAACACATCAAGTTTTGATATTAATGCTAGTGTTAGCATTGGATCTAATTTTGCAATTGATAAAACTACAGGAGATTTAGCAACAACTGGGGAATTAAAAACTACAGATTCTTTAAACATAAATGATAAACTATTAATTACAAATTCTGTTATTAGTAGTGCAGCTGGTCAAGACATTGAAATGACTCCAGCAACGGGAAAAATTGCTAAAGTTAATGGAACAACAGCATTTAAAATTCCTTCTGGTAATACTGCCGACAGACCAGCAACAAGTTTAGATGGATATATTAGATTTAACACCGAAACTGCACAGTATGAAGGATATAGTGCATCATCCACATCATGGTCTTCTCTTGGCGGTGTTAGAGACTTAGATGGTAATACTTATATTGTAGCAGAAGAAACTGTAGGTGCAAATGATAATACACTATATTTCTTTAACGATGCAACAAACACAATTAAATTAACTCCTTCCTTCTTAGATTTCAGAAGTGTTAAGAAAATTTCTTCTGGTAAGTTAGGTTTGCCAACTTTCAATGAGTGGACTTCTAATACACCAGTTGCTATTGATGACTACATCAAATATAAAAATAATCTTTATAAAATAACCGGAGCAGGAACGACTGCTTCTTCAGGAAGTGAACCAACTCACGTATCAGGAGATTTAAATAATGGTACTGCACAATTTAGTTGGTATTCTAGTGCTGTCGATCCACTAACTTTTGAAGAAATTTCAGAATTGAGAATTGGTCCAAATAAAGATTGTCCTTTAATTATTGGACAAGAACTCAAGTTAGATGATAACACTATTTCGACACAAGTTCAGGACTTAATTATCAAACCAAATGCAGGAAAACAAGTTATTGTTGATTCTGTAACTCATTTCAGAATTCCCTCTGGTAATAATAATGAAAGATCTATCGCTGCAGCTAATGCTGGATCTATTAGATTTAATACTGATATTCTTCAATTTGAAGGATATAGTGGTGCTAACTGGTCTTCTCTTGGTGGAGTAAGAGATGTTGATGGTAATACATACATCATTCCAGAAACTGCTCCTGCAGCAAATGAAAATATTTTATATTTTTATAACAACAATGTTAATACTATTCAATTAACAGAAACTGTTTTAGATTTTACAAGTATCGACACTATTACAACTAGTGGAGGAACAAATCTTGCTCTTGATACACAAACTCTTACATTAAATAGCAATGCTACCACTATAGATAATAGCGATTCAACTAGAACATTTATTAGCACCACAAAACAATATCTTGATATCGGTCTTTCTTCGGGATTAAATACAGATCCTGTTCTTAGATTAGATGATCAAGGTGACATCTTCTTTAATACTACATTTGGGTCTGGTTCTTTTAATGGAGTTAAAATTTTTGACGGAGAATTAAAAGAATTTGAGTTAGCAGATTATAAAATTAGTTCTGCTACTTTTACATTAGACAAAGGCGGATTGGAATCATCTTCTGCGGTTCTTTATGATAGTACAACTTCAAAAGGTTGCAAAGTGACAGTTGTTTCTAAATCAGATTCGGGAAAAAGATCTATGGTAGAGTATTCTGTTATAGATAATGGCACTGATATTTTCTTTAGCGAATATGCTTCTTTAAATACTTCTTCCGATCAATTTACATCAGCATTTGATTTTACTTCTTCAACAGAACCAAGAATTACAGTTACATTAACAGATGATCACACTATTGCTGACATTATTAACTTCACCATACTAATTCAGGAACTTAAGTAAAATGGCATCAAACTTACGAAAATTTGACTCCCTTGGTGGATTTTCTGTAGCAGAATTAATTCACGTTGATGACAAACATAATGCAAAAGAGTTTAACTCAATTGAAATGAAAAATTCGTTTCATACAGATAGTAAAACCACAAATTATATTTTGCGAGGATTGAATACTGCTACTCTACAGTTAGATGATGTTGGCACATCTATTACTATTGATAGTAATACTATGAATTTTATTACTGGACATTTTATTGGAGTAAATCCAACGGGTGTTGTTTACACAGGAAAAATTGAAAGTGCTGTTTATTGCAGTGATGTAGGAGCAGTTTCAGAACTATCGAATATGCTAACTATTATTAAACATGATGTTCCCGTTAGTGAAACTTGGAGTATTGAATCTTTTACAGCGACTAATCGTTTCAGTTATTCCACAGTAAGATCTGGAACTATACAAACAATTAAATGGGCAGTATCAACAGAAGTTATTAGTATTGCTTGGGCTTAATGCTAAATATATTATAGGAAAAAAGTCAAGAGCACGGGAACACCATGAGTTTTCATATTAATTCCGACAAAGAAAAAATTA